CTGGTTTCCGGATGTACGCCGCGTCTGTTTTCCATGGTGGCAAGCGGAGACCTTTCCCCTTACTCTGTCATGATGGATATCATAGAGTCAGAGCGGTACGCAAAAATTTCAGCATAAAGCGAAGGCGGTACCTACCGGTATCGCCTTTTCTTTCATATGAATAATCTCAGGGCAGGCCAAACGAAGAACACCCAGAATCTGGACAGGCATGAATTGATAACAAAAAAACAATTATATGAGGTGACGAACAAAATCGCCACCTCGTTTTGCTTTTCTACAAACCTATTGCATTTCTTTTTTGCCTGAGTATAATAACATTATGGGATTTCAAATCCCATATAGAAACAGAGGTGCTGATATGAGAACAAAGAATCAAGAAACTCTGGACAGGATATTGAAGTTCGTCAACAAGTATTATCAGGAGCATCACAGCTCTCCTACGATCAACGATGTTGCTGAAGGTGTCGGTGTTGCCAGATCCACTACACATCGCTACCTTCAGGAGCTGAGTGACCGCAACCTGATCGATTACGGCAGAGGTATCTTGTCTGCTCCCCAGAGCGCCAAAATGAAAACGGCCTATGTATCCGCCCCGTTAGTAGGTTCTATTCGCTGCGGCAATCCGGAGGATGAGGAAGAGTCGATTGAGGAGTATGTCAGCCTCCCGGTCTCTATGTTTGGCAAGGGAGATTTCTACATTCTCCGCGCCAAAGGCGATTCCATGGTGGATGCCGGAATTGACGAGGACGATCTGCTTGTTATCGAGCGCAATTGCCCTGCTCTCGAGGGGGATATAGTCGTTGCGCTGGACGAGGACAACCAGAATACGCTGAAGCGATACGCCGGCTACGACAAGGACAGCGGGTATTACATCCTCGAATATGAAAACGAGGCTCGATACCCGGGCAAAACAATAAAGGTGCGGAGCTTTCAGGTACAAGGCGTTGCCCGGCACGTAATCAAATCACTCTAAACAATAATCTAATGGCGATGGGAGATGTGTTGTTTTGAATGCAAAAGATGTGAAATGCCCAATTTGCGGCACAGTCAACAGAAGTCTCGATTTAGATGAGACCGACGGATGGATGGAATGCGAGAGTTGCCATAACGCTGTTCAGATATTGGAGTACGCTAAAAGCAGGCGTGTTCCGGTATATCAGATGGCGGATTGCAATCTCCTCGTTCCGTTGAACAAGAAAAGATAAAAAGGAGAATGGCGATGCTGGAGGACTGGACGATTTACTCTTGGTATTGCCCAAACTGTAAGACGCAGGTAGCGGGGCTAAAAAACAAGAAAAATCAGATTAGAGTTATTTGCACGAAATGCAGTGCCGAAATGGTCCGCACGGTAGTGGGCAGAAGGCACGATGTGATTGACATATATGCACCGATTGGAATGGAGCATAGTGACTTGGAATTGAGGGAGCATTGATATGACGATGTTAGAAGCTTTCGTAAAAGAGCGCAACGAAGCGCTGTTCAGCCTTGACCGAAAGAAGATCGAGGCCTACATGATCAAATACGGAGAAACGGAAATTGCGCAGACACCCGATGTTGTTTTCTGGGCATCCGTGTACAAGGCCATCTGCAGCATCAAGGATGCGCCGGAGGCCATTGTAAGCAAGGCAAAGACATGGCTGCATGAGCATGGTATGAGTCCTTATCTGGCGGGATGATAATCCCCCCCCCATTGATCTGCCTGAAGAACATCGAAGCGAGTTCCTATAACAACTGAATCAACGACATCACGACGGAACGGTCGGGCTGAAACAGGGCCGCGCTAAATCCGCTTCCAGGTCACTTGATCGTGGGCAGTAGCCCGAACATGAACCGGTAGTTATTCCAGACATACGTGAGAGGCCACCGGCAAGGTAAGACACTATAGTTCTATCTATAGGTCTGCCTTGTCGGTGGCTTTTTTTGTTTTTCACCGACATCACAAATACATATTCGCAGCCTGAAGTACAAGGGCCAAGGATACAAATACGCTGATTTCAACCTCTTTTGAAAAAGCAGTATGGGTACCCTTAGATTTCTGCACCCTTTTTCAGGCAGGCAGCATCGGGAGTCCTTTTCGCCAGCGTAGTTGTGTCCTTTGGACCGCAGCAGGCGGAAAGGACTTTTTATGTGCGACCAGTGGCTCTGCTATATCGCTGAATACCCGTGATCTCCGAATTTTTGACTTTCACCCAAATTCAAAAATTCAAAGGAGATCACAGTAATGAAAAGAACATTTTTGGTAAAGAAGGACCCCACGATTGAAGCACAGGACAATTGGCTGATAATGGATTATCGCCAGTATGTGGCATGGAGAGAAACGGATGAAGGCAAGAATCGGGAAATCGTCTTTGGAAAGTTTGAGGCTTGTAGTGAAGACGACTCTATCATTTTCATGGAGTGCAATGAAAAAGTCAGCAAAGAGTTGAAAAAGGATTGCCATCGCAAGCAGTATATCCGAAGCCGAGACGCCAAAACACCGTTCCAAGTCATGTCTTACAGCACCATGACCTTTCAAGAGTCTGAAATTTACGGAGAAGATGTTCTCGAAGATACAGAGTGCAATGTAGAGGAGTCGGTCATGCAGCGTATGGATATTGAGCGGGTCAGAACTGCACTGAAAATGTTGGCCCCGGAAGAGCGGGCCATCATTCAGGATTTTTTCTTCACAGAATCCCCAATACCGGTTAAGGAGCTTGTGGAAAAATACGCAATGCCCAAGACAAGCATCTATAGAAAAAGGGATGATGCACTGAAGGCGCTTAAGAAAATTTTAGGAAATGCGTAGGTTAAATAGGAACGATACGACTGGTTTGACATAGAAAATGCACCTGCCGAAGCAGGTGCAGGAATGAAATCACATCATGGGGTTTTCCAATAGGTCTTCCACATTGCAGCCGAGAACACGGGACAACTTGTAGAGGATGTTTGCCTGCGCCTTGTCAATGCCATTGACCCGCTGTTCGTACATCTGAATGTTGCGCAGATTCACGCCGGATTGCTCTGCAAGCTCTGCCTGAGATAAGCCCCGGTTTTCGCGGATACGCTTCAGGTTGGAATCGCCTTCCGCTGCTTTGTAGAGTTCCTCCATGATATCGATGAAACTTGTAATGTCCATCTCGTGGTAAACGGAATACATCCCAATGATCTTGGAAAGTGGAATGCGCTCAAAGATATCCTTGAAACGACGGCCGGTAAACCATTGGTACTCTGCAACTGCCCAACCGGCCCAATATTCAGGGGAGCAGTCCTCTGCGTTGGTTGGTGCTGGCAGCTCCTTTGGACCGTATGCCTTTGTGATGACCGCACGGGCCAGCTCAACACCGGACATGCCTGCAACATAGGCGGGGTTGCCTCGTTCAAACTGTTCGGCGTAGCCGGTATTGATGAAGAGTGCTGTGATCCAATCCGGTTTTAATTTGCAGTCGTTGATTGCATAGTCGAAGAAAGAGGAAAGACGATCCTTGGCATTATTCAAATAAGATTCGCTGTATGCGTGGGTCATCGTTGCTCATCTCCTCCCTCAAGATATCCAGCACGAAGATGTCGTCCCGGTAAGACTTGCTTTTCTTGATCTCTTTACGGTAAGTATCCCTCGCTTTGGTATCTCTATCCAAGAACTTGGGGTAATAGACGCTCTTGCTGACCGGATAAGCATTCACGAAGTGCAGCCGATCAAAGCCTTTTTGAGAAATGACAACCGTCTGCTCACCGAGCTTGCCCAGCTTTAGAGCCTTGTTCAGACTTCTGAGCGGTAAGGTGTTGGACACAAAGGACTCTGCATACTGGAAATAGGAATCGTCTGCCCGATAGCCGATCACAACATCGTAGCCGGTTAAATCAATTGAATAGTGGTCAATAAGATAGTCCCTTGCATCAACGGCAACTTCGGAGTCCAGCTTGAAGGTGCGGAACTGAAGCAGAAGAGCCATCCAGTTCAGGACCGTATGCGTTCCGTCCAACAGATTCAGCACCTTCAGTCCTTCCGTGTCAAAGTCGTAGCTGTTGACAAAACCGTCTGTGTTCTTTTTGCAGGCCCACTCACGAGCCATTTCATCGACGCGGGTACAGTAGAAACCCATGCCATAGTCGTTGTGCGGATTACCGATATGAATATCCGGAACCTCGATGATGTGGTCGGTTCCATGAAGCAGTTGAATGACGCTCATAATATGAAGCCTCCATTATCATTGCAATGATACAACCACATTATATCATCCTGATGATAGTTTTGTCAATAGCGCATGAGAATTCATTCCAAAGAATATGCCGCCTTCCTCCAAATTCTTCTGCTTCCGAAAAATAATTTGGAAACGAGCAAAAAACTGTGGGAATCTCGCAAAAAAATTCGGCAAAGAGAAAGTGAGAGGGCAATCTCATAAAACCCGGTAGGAGTGATTTACATGAACAACAAAATAAACATCAACCCCAGCTCGACAAAGTGGCTCGAAAAAGATGATCGGGTCGTCGCTGATTACTTTTGCGATTTGGGCTTCCGTTCCCTGAAGCAGATCCTTGATATGCGTGTTTTCGACCTGATGAATATGTAGGGTCTGAACGCTGTCCGAGTCGAGGAAGTGATCATCTGCTTATATAAGTGGCTGAATCCCAACACAGCTATCGATGAGGCTATCTATAACGGTATGATGTCACAGCCCTTCCTCTATACTCCGTGGAGAAAAGAACACAAAGACCTTGCTGCAATCAAAGTCGGCGACTTGGTGCTGACCCCCGGTATCAACATGAAAGCTATCCAGCATTTCTACGATGCGATCCGTAAGGCGTTTTTCAAATCGGAGGAATACAACTGGAGATGGTACAAGTTCCGAAACAGAAGTGAATATGTGACCTATCTCCGGAAACACGAGGAGGCGGAATAAATGACGCGAACAGAAAAAGAAAATCTCGTTCCTGTTTGGGAGCGCATTACCATTAGTCTGGAAGAAGCTGCCGCATATAGCGGTATCGGCGTGAGGAAGCTGCGGGATATGACCGATAAGCCCGAATGCAACTATGTTATCTGGGTCGGAAACCGAAGAATGATCAAGCGGAAAAAGTTCGATGAATATCTTGAGTCGGCCTATTCTGTATGAGTCAAGTATGCGATTTGCTTGATATGGGCTGATTTGCAACATTGGAAAACGAGATGTCTCTATGTATCCTTAATGGTGCCAAGAGAAAAGCGAAAGCAAAGGAGTGAAGACTATGCAGTTTCAAAAGAAGGAAAAGCGGCAGACAACCGTTCGCTTTGATAGCCACCATGTCAGGCTACGCACCGGAGAGGTACAGAGAAAAACCGGCAGCTATATGTACCGCTGGACAGACAAGCTCGGAAAACGTAATACCATATACGCTGCAACATTGGAAGATCTCCGGGAGCAGGAGGAACAGATTCTTGTTGATGAGCATGACGGCATCAAAGCCAATATCAAAAATGTCACGGTGAATGATGTATATGAGCTTTGGTGCCAACTGAAAAGAGGCATCAAGGACAGCACCATGAAAAACTACATTTATATGTATGAGCTGTTTGTGAAGCCAACTTTCGGAAAGAAGAAGCTGGTACAGGTGAAAAAATCGGATGTGCGCCGATTCTATAACCAGCTCATCGACGATAAGGTCCTGAAGCCGTCTACGGTAGATGTCATCCATAATATTGTCCACCAAGTATTTCAGATAGCCGTCGATGACGATATGATTCGCAGCAACCCTGCGGCCAATATGCTTCGGGAAATCAAAATGGCGCACGGTTCGGAAATCGAGAAAAGAAAGGCTTTGACCCTTGAGCAGGAAGAATTGTTTCTTGGTTATCTGGCCAGAACTCCCAAATACCAGCACTGGTATCCTGTCTTTTATATTATGGCGAATACCGGAATGCGTGTGGGGGAAATCACTGGTCTGCGCTGGTGCGATGTAGATATGGAAAACGGCATCATCAGCGTGAACCATACGCTGGTGTACTACAACCACAGAGATGAGAAGGGCTGCTACTTCTCCATCAATACACCTAAGACAAAAGCCGGTATTCGGGAAATTCCCATGACCGAAGGTGTGAAGCAGGCATTCCTCATGGAAAAGGAGTTCCAAGAGGAGTGCGGAATGAAAAGTGTCAGCCACATTGAGGGGTATTCAGACTTCGTGTTTGTTAATCGGAACGGCGAGGTGCAGCATCAAGGCACATTGAATAAGGCTCTGCAACGGATCATGCGCGATTGTAACAGCGAGGTCCTTGAGAAAAAGGGCGTAGACTCCGATCCGGTTCTTCTGCCTAAGTTCTCGTGCCATGTGCTACGGCATACATTCGCTACAAGAATGTGCGAGAGCGGTCTGAATGTAAAGGTCGTGCAGTCTGTGCTTGGTCACGCCGATGTAACGACCACGCTCGATATTTATGTGACGGTCACGAACGACCTGAAGAAACGAGAAATCACAGCCTTTGAAACATATTTGAAAACCGGAGCTAAGCAAATGGCAAATGTATAATATGGTTCTCTCCCCCTTGCGGTCGCAAAATCTGCGATTGCAGGGGGATTTCTCTTTTTGCACATTTCTCTTATTTTGAGGTTTTCCCTATACTGTTAGCAGTACACAGGAAGGGCGGCAACAGTATGGAAAACAGTTTGGCAAATAAGAAACCTTGGCTTGTAGCTGAATGGTCAGAAAGAAACGGCAGCATCTCACCGGATGATGTACCCTATGGTTCTAAAAAACTATATTGGTGGCATGGCAGTTGTGGACATGAGTGGCAGGCCAGCGCAAAGGCAAGATCAAGCGGCGAGAATTGCCCGATTTGCAGTAATGCCAGAATCGTTGCGGGTATCAATGACCTTGCGAGTTTGAAACCGGAACTACTGAAAGAATGGTCGCCGAAGAATACCATCCGACCAACAGAGATCGGTGTTGGCTCTCATAAGAAAGTGCTCTGGATAGGAGCTTGCGGACATGAGTGGAGCGCAGAAATCCGGAATCGCGTCAGGGGAGCCGGTTGCCCCTACTGTTCGCACAACGCAGTCCTTCAAGGATTTAACGACCTTGCAACTGTACTGCCGCAGGTTGCAAAGGAGTGGTCGCCTCGAAACGCACCGCTCAAGCCAACACAGGTAACGCCTTATGCAAATCGGAAAGTTTGGTGGAAATGCGAACAGGGCCATGAGTGGTTTACGCTCATATCTACACGGGCTTATGGAAGCAAATGCCCTTATTGCAGCGGAATAAAATTGCTGAAGGGATTCAATGATTTAGCTTCGCTCCATCCGCAGCTCGCATTGGAATGGTCACAAAAAAACGGCACATTATTGCCGGAAGATGTCAACGAGCGCTCCACCAAAAATGTCTGGTGGAAGTGCAGTACCTGCGGACATGAGTATAGGGCGGTAATCAAATCCAAAGTTCATGGGTTACAATGCCCAGTATGCACGAGGAACGCTGTGTTGCCTGGTTATAGCGATTTAGCAACTACAGACCCGGAGCTGGCACAGGAATGGAATGCGGAAAAAAACACAAGAAAGCCCACAGAGATATCAAGACTGTCACAGTACCCAGTTTGGTGGAAAGGCATTTGCGGGCATGAATGGAAGGATAAAGTGTTTCACCGTGCAGTTGAAGGAGCCGGCTGCATCTACTGTGAGAAAGCATTTCTTAAGGAGCTGCCATATCTGCTTGTAACGATGTATGCAAAGCAATATGGGCTTGCGACACGCACAGACGACGAAAAACTGATTGGGGCACGGATCGATGCGGTTATCCCGGAACTGCGGCTTGCGTTTGCCTTTTCTCAAAAAGGCACTGATAGAGAAGCCAAAGTTGAGGAGGTTCTTCGCTTCCTGTGCAAAGCGAAAAGGATACAGTTATTTGTGATACGGCAGAAAGACCCGATTGCGCTTGCCACAGAAATCAAGCAAGCCTTCACTAAGGCAAACCTATTTATACATTCGGATAGTCAAAGGGATGTTGCCCATCTTCGGAAGCGATACTTTGCTCAAAAGAACAATGGAAACTAAAAAGAGGAACTGCGACTTGCAGTTCCTCTTAGTTCTTTTGATTCGTTTTTACCGCATGGGCAAGCAGCATATTGAGTGCGTCTTGCTTTGCTCGCTCATCAGCTTTTCGTGATGCGATCAACAAACTGAGTTCATATTCAGACAGTGTAGAGTCCTCGATGTCCTGCCTTCCCAGCAGGTAGTCAACCGTTACGCCAAAAATATCTGCCAGTTGGATCAGAATGTCAATGGAAGGCTGCCTGGAGCCGGTTTCATAACGGGAGTAAACCACGGAGGATACGCCCAATGCGGAGGCCACTTCTGCCTGTGTAAGACCCTTGCGAGTGCGAATATCCTTGATGTTCACAGGCACGACCTCCTTCCAATATACTATATTAAATTATACTACCGGAACGGAATGCAATGTACTACCGTATCGGTAAATAGCTCGTTGACCAGATACCGTTTTGGTAGTATCATATTCCGTAGGGGTAAATGCTTCGTGTCACTTCGCACCATCTCGGAATGCGGAGGAATACATGAACCTAAAAGAAATACGAGTCAGTCGCAGACTCAAAGTGCAAGAGGTATCAGACTATCTGAGCTGCTTGCCATCTGTTTACAGCCGTTATGAGAATGGCAAACGAGAGCCATCCATCGATATTCTTCTGAAGCTGTCCAAGCTGTACGGCGTTTCAGTTGATTGTCTAATTGGAAATGATGAGGTCGTTGACACGAGCATAACCGAAAAAGAAGCTGCAATGATAAGCGCTATGCGTCAGGCGGACGAACGAGCCAGACAGGATGCAATTGCCTTGTTAGAGCTGCATACAGTGAATAAGAAAATCTAAACAGAGAGGTGCAAAGTGACAGAAGCTTTGCCCTCTGTATCTTGAAAGGGCACCGTGCAAGCGGTGCTCTTTCTTTTAAGGTCGCAAGGCAGCACGCACTTTTGTGAGCATCCCTTTTGCGAGGTTAAAAGCAGGAAAAGTGCGAGCTTGGACACCGTTTTTGCCAAAATGGCTCACTGAAAAGCGATTATTGCCGAAACGGCGATGGAAGCAGATGTGTCACAACCTTATAATAATAGTAGTGACTTATGATCCCTATCTGCTTTGAGAAATGTGCGAGGTTAGAATGGAAGGTTCCGTTTACCAATACTACGCAAATGTCCGAACTGAGCCGGTTGAATGGCTATGGTATCCCTATATACCGCTCGGGAAGCTGACGGTGCTCCAAGGCGATCCCGGTGAGGGTAAATCTACATTTGCGTTGAATGTCGTAGCAAGAATTACGACAGGACAGCCTATGCCGGATGGTGTTCCTGCTAAAGGAAAGCGTGTTGCGATCTATCAGTGTGCTGAAGACGGTATTGCAGATACAATAAAGCCCCGTCTCCAGCAGGCCGGAGCGGATTGTGAACGAGTAGCTTATATCATAGACAACGACATTGCATTGACACTGGAGGACGGTCGAATCGAAACAGCGATCAAGGACACACACGCCAGTGTATTTATTATCGACCCCATTCAGGCATTTATCCCGCCTGATGCAGATATGCAGAGTGCCACCAAGATGCGCTCTGTTCTGCGGAAGCTGGCAAATATTGCAGACCGTAATAAATGCGCTGTGATTCTCATCGGGCACATGAACAAAGGCAACGGTGCCAAAACATTGTATCGAGGGCTTGGCTCTATCGACATTGCTGCCATTGCACGGAGTGTGCTCATGATTTCAAGAGATGAAAGCCGCCCTGATATCCGATATATGTATCCTATAAAGTCGAGCCTTGCTCCGGAAGGACCTGCAATTGCTTTCTCGTTCAAAGAGCATGGCGGAATCGTATGGCACGGCAAATATGATCTGAATACCGCAGAACTCATGGACAGCATCACAGTAAAAACAACCAAGCGGGAGCGAGCTCGTGCAAAACTGGTTCAGCTTTTGGAGCATGAGGATCGTCCGGCAAAAGAAGTATATGCCGGCCTCGCTGATATAGGCGTTGGAAGCCGTACTGTTGAGAAAGCAAAAAAAGAACTCCAAGTCACAACTTACCGTTCTGGCGGAAGTTGGTACTGGAGTTTGCCAAAACCCAAATAACCAATGATGTTTACCGGGAGATGAGATGATGGAGAACTTGGTTTGGAAAGCCTACTATCACAGTATGAGTGGGCATGAGATTCGGCCATTTAACATATTTGAACATGGGAGATTCAGAGAAGAAGTACGGAAGCTCTTGCTGAAATGCACAGAGAAAGAAGCATTCGCTGAGGAGCTGCGCCGTTCTCTTTTCTACTATTACTGCAGTAAATGTGAATGGGAAGTTGTCATCGGACCTTGGTGCGGAGATCGGGGCACGAAGGAAATCAAAGTCGATGTCTATATGCAGGTCATGAACAACTGGGATATCTTCGTGGATTATGTTTGGAACGAAGGAAAGAAGCAAAGACGATGAGTGTGAGCACAGATACAGAGCGGATTTTCCGAATCGGTGGCTATGTAAAGCGAGCAAAACTGAATCTGCGCAATGAGCGTGAGATAAGAGCCTTTCATCGAAATGCGATTGAAAGACGGTTTGGTGATTTTGAGGATGGCACACTCGTGGATGTTTATATCGATATCACCGGTTATAAAGAAACGGCCAAGCGTCCTGAGATGCTGCGGCTTATGCGGGATTGTGCAGATGGAAAAGTGAATCTGATTTTTGCAGAAACCAAAGGATATTTGAGTGCAAACACACGAGAGTTCTGCTACTGGCTCCATTTCATCTTTAATCTGAAAGAACGGGTAGACATCATAACCGACGATGACAAGTTCAACATCAACACGATTCTCAACGCAGACAAGCAGCGTGAGGCACTGATAAAAATGGCTGAAGACTACATTTATCTGAATCCGCCTGACCACCAGAAGTGGTTGAATGGAGTGGTTTCTGCCATCACAAACTTACGGGAGGACGGATAAGGATATGGCAAAGGATGAAAACAAGGAATCGGAAATCCGAGGCGATGAGCAAGAAATCGTAGACCAGCGGCTTCCGGTGTGGCGTCCGCAGGATGCTGACCGAGAATATTACCGGTATGAAACGAAGAAGAGAATCCAGCATTATACGGTTCCGCCGCAGACTATTTTCCGTCCAGCAAAACCAACGCCTACCATTCGAGATGCAGAGCATAAGCGTGTTGCAGTTTATGCCCGTGTGAGTACGAAGAGCAAGGAGCAGGTCTCCTCCATCGAAAACCAAACAAAGTACTATACAGAGAAGATTGCCAAAACGCCCAACTGGGATCTGGCGGAAATATACAGTGACGAGGGCAAATCCGGCACATCGAAAAAATGGCGTCCAGAGTTCAAACGAATGCTGGAAGATGCGTCGAAGAAGAAAATGGATTTGATCGTTTGTGCCAGTGTGTCTCGTTTCGCCCGTAACATCTCTGACCTGATTGAGGAAGTGCGGAAACTAAGAACGACGAATCCGTCAAACCCGGTCGGCGTGTATTTTGAAACGGAGGACCTTTATACGCTGGACCCGAACATCAACGAAAGGCTCCAGATGCAAGGCCTTTTTGCAGAGTGGGAATCCGGCAATAAAAGTCGCCGCATGATCTTATCCTATGATCAAAGAATCTGCACTGGACAGTTTCCGCTATCCGATCTGCTCGGTTTACGGCACACAATAGAGGGCGGTTTCATCATCGAGGAAGAAGAGGCGAAGACGGTTAAGTATATTTTCCTTGCTACGCTGTGTGGGTACACAGCGGAAGAAATCGCAGAGGTGTTGACGGAGAAGCAACGGCCAACACTTCGAGGCCGTACTGAATGGACGCCCTCAATGGTGAAAGCAATTATGGAGAACGAACGGCGTTGGGGTGATCTTGAGGTTCGGAAAAGAGTCGTCATTGACTATAAGGAAAAAGTGACGGCGAAAAACGATGGTCTGAGAGAAGGAGCCTACATCCCCCATTACCATGAGGGAATTGTATCTCCTGAAATTGCAAGAGCAGCACATATGATGCGAGCCAGCCGATACAAGTTCGGAAGTGTCCCGGATGTTTATGTGATCGATAGTGGAGCACTGAAAGGCTTCGTCAGTATCTCCCCGACATGGAGCGGCATCGACAATCGGGCTTTTCAGGATATTTCACGCCAAGTTTACAACGAGGATGAGTTTTGCGAGCTTCAGCGTCGGGCAAATATCATGAACTGCAGAACACACAGCAATGTCGTTTCCATGACGCTGAATGATTACCGGGTTGCACCCGGTGTCATGTTCATGACCCGTAGTGATCCGCAGCTTACATTTTCGCAAAGAAGTATGAAATTGAATGCGGTCTGTTGGGAAAAACTTGGGCAGCAGAAATATGTAGAGTTCTTGTACCACCCGGTACTGGAAGTAATCGCAGTACGAAGCTGCAATGCCACAAACCCCAATGCGGTGCTATGGGACGAAACGAAAAAGTCGGGTCTTCAACTATGTACTTCCGCATTCTCAAACGCCGTCTATGATAAGCTCGATTGGATGAGAAAGTATAAATTCAGATTCAGAGGTGTGACCCGTGTCAGAGGGGGCGAAAGGATCATTTTCTTTTTTCTTGATGAACCGCAGATCTTGGTTGGAAAGGATAAAAAGCACCTTGATGCTATGGACACCTCAGATTCAACCGTAAAGTACATTCCCTATAAGGAAAGCGAGTGTGGCGAAGCGGCTGGTTTGACAGCCGGAATCGCTTACCCTGAGAACTGGCAGGAACAAGTTGGTGTCAGTTATGAGATCAAACAGCAACGAGGGCGTGTCCTTGATGCGGTGTCTTCAGCAGATATTCGCAACCATGGTACAAAAGTAGTGAACCCTTTTATAGGAGTAATCCCTACACACGGAGAGCTTGAAGATGAATTAGAACAAATCTATGAGGCAATGTAACCGGAGGACGATATGGATAACGATAATTTTTCCTTTCTCGCTGATGAAGAAAGCTCGATAACGGGAGATAAAACCGAAGGGTACACGCCCAAGGAGCAGGAGCTGATTCATCAATTGGTTCAAGAACGACTGGGCAAGAAAAATGCCATCGAGTTTGAATCTCTCGATGACTATGTCGTTCCGCCCAAAATGTTCTTCTCCATGATTAAGAAACCGGCTGTGAGTATTCGTGCGAACAGAATGGAATTCAGTATGTCAGCGATCCGGCTGTTTGAGGGTGTACAGCACGTCCTTCCTATGCTCAGTGAGAATAAAAAGCGAATGGTTGTGGCCATCTGTGCGGAAGAAGAAATCTCTTCGATTGAATGGGCAAGACTAAAGAAAGATAAGTGGGTCAACCGTTCTATATCCTGCCCGGAATATGTCCAGAGCATTTATAAGATGATGAACTGGAACAAGGAGTGTCGGTACAAGATCTATGGACGGCTTGCCAATTCTGAGCGAGGGCTGGTTCTGGTATTTGATCTTGCATCCGCTGTTATGTTTGATCCGCTGCCGGAGGAGTACTTTGACAAGCACACCGGCAAAATGAAGAAACGCATTGTTAAATACTATCCTGATGAGATCCGCATGAAGTTGGGCAGGAGTTATTCGGATTATGAAGCCCTTCAGCAACGAAGCAGCTTCGAATCACTATCCGGATACATGGACACCAGCGGAGGCGCTGTTCCCGCTACGGTTTCTGAAGAGCTGGCTGCTTCCATCAGTATGCAGGAGCAGGAGAAGAAACGGGAGACTTTGTTTGGCACGATTATTGGAAATGGAGGTGACGATGATGTCCGAAACAACGAATGAGGATAGAATGTACCCAATCGAAATGACGCTGCAAGGCGCTCGCTGCTGTATCAGTATCGGCAAGGGCGTTATAAAAGCCTTGGGAAAGCCGAGCCATGTCTCAATTAAAATTTCAGACAGCCATGATTCTTTGAGCGTTTTCCCTTGTGACGAGGATGATGTGATGGCTTTCCGAGTTCCGCTGAAACTGTTCACCGATCACAGATGCGTCATGAGGATCAACAGCAAGCAATTTGTTCATGGAATCATGCGGACAAACCAGATGGACACTTCAAAGACATATGTTTTATCCGGCGAGTTTCTGGAAGAGAAGAATACAGCAGTATTCTCGTTAGTTGAGGGCGTCAGTCTTCGTACACAAAAAGGGATGGCGCAGTCATGAACGATTTCGTCAGAGAGTTTTTTGAGGATCAGCCTGAATTACTCAGGCGATATGAACGCAACGAGGCACGATATATCTTGCAGCTTCCGAAGAACTACGATACAATTAGCATTGACTTTGGAATTGATAAGAATGAGATGAAGCGGCTGGTGATTGCCCTTGCCGAGCTTGATCTGACCATTGATGAATGGCTCTGCTTTAAGATGAAAGAGCTGATTCTGGCCGACAGACTATCCAAGGAAAACAGAGGCGAAGAATAAGGGATTATGCGCTACTATGTTATCTCCGATGTTCACGGATACTATACGCAGATGAAGTCTGCTTTGGAAAAGGCAGGCTTCTTTTCCGATACAACTCCTCATAAGTTAATCATGCTCGGAGATTTATTTGATCGAGGGCCTGAGGCGAAACAGCTTCAGCAGTTCATATTGGAGCAGATGGAGCAAGACAAGATAATTCTCATTTGTGGAAACCATGAGGACTTATTTGTGGAGCTTGTGACCACGGATGCAGGGATGCCATATAGCTATCACAAATCAAACGGAACTTATGATACTGCACTCCAGTTGACGGGCTTTGATCCAGTGATGGCATCTATACGCCATTATGATTTTGCCGATGCAGCGAAAGACACACCGTTTTACAAAGAGATTATCCCAGCGATGCTTGATTACTTTGAGACGGAACACTATGTTTTCACGCATGGCTGGATACCAAGCATTCCGAACAGGGATAAAAGCTACAGCTATATTTCTTCTTGGAGAGAAGCAGACCGTGAGCAATGGAATCAAGCAAGATGGTTCAATGGCATGGATGCAGCACAGACCGCAGATGAGAATAAGACCATTGTTTGCGGACACTGGCATACTTCGTATGGCCATAGCAAATACGAACACAAGGGGACCGAGTTTGGAGAAGATGCGGACTTCTCTCCCTATTATGGTCCCGGAATTATTGCCATAGATGCCTGTACAGCGTTCAGTGGAAAGGTAAATTGTCTTGTGATAGAGGATTAACGGCGTGGCGTAGTACGGGATTGAACTTTGCATATCCGTTTATAACCACGCTTTAGACGGGCACAATATAAAGAGTGAATGTAAGCAGAGTATTGAAGTTTTTTCTGGATTCCTTACGGGACGACCTGAAACCCATTGAAATTCTGAGATTCTACTGTTATAATATTAACTACAATCTTTCGGAGGTGCGAAAGGTTGGAGTTGCACCACATACACCACTTGGAGCACCACTATGGTGTATGCTTTCGGCAGGGAAATGTACAGAGTTATCACACACGGGAAAATGTGACCTGTAAGCAAAGCACAGTATTAACAGGGCTTCTACACAGTTATTCCATGTGAGGAATCTTATCCCCACGATGAAGCCCCAGAGCTAAGAAAGCGTTGTGGCACAACGGTTACAGGTGATGCAACCTCTGGTTTGACACCACTTTTACACCAATTCACTTTGAATTCAACATGGCTACTAAGGAGTGCCCCGTCTTTGACGGGGTGCTTTCTTTAGCCATCATACATATATCAGCGTAAAAAATAAGGGCAGGTTTGGGAAATCAAAATCCCATTCCTGCCCTTTTCTTTTTAGCAAAATCTGTCCCGAAAAATATATAGTATTCGTGACAACGCACAAAAAAATGAGAGCGTGCTTCAACAGCAGCTCTCATATATCTTGTCTATTTGACATTTACACCGAAGTCCTTTATAATGGCTTTTGTGGAATCCACCGTCCGCGTCGAGTTTCCGGGTTCAGTCATAGCCCATCTCCTTTGTAGACGGTGTACGGTTAAAAAGACGGTTGCCTGTCATCCCGCGAGTGCGGAATGGAGGCGTGTATGTAGCCCTCGCGGGAAATTTTTCTCAGGAGGTGACCATACATAACTCTTCAAGAAGTTTTTTGGATTGCGTCTATCTGCTGGATTCTTATCCAAGCATGGGACAAGTTCCGTAACAGAAAGAAGTGAGCCGTCTGTCGCAAGCAGAGCGGCTCACTGTAGTTTGAGGGTTAAACCCTCTTCCCAGTAAGAATGTATGTTTGTGGCAACCGTCTGGGTTTCCACCGCAGGGGGCGCTTGTTACCAGCAGGCGCTCTCTGTGTTATTATTATAGACTACTTCAACGGTATTTGTCAAATGAATTTTCTGTTAGCGTTTTCTTTCGGATTTCTCCTACGTCAGCCTGTGGGAACCGCATAACCCTTAGTCAAGCTCCGCAAGTGTACGGACGCTGACCCAATCACTTGCTTCAACGCTACGGCTGACAGACCTGCTGCAGCCTACTCATAGAATATTTACACCCACAAAATATTCTTAGATATTATTTTCCAAATGCGATGATTGCGCCAATGATGCCAGATACAAGCAAGGTAGAGATGCAAGTAATGATTGCAACCTTGACAGTATTGACATTGTTGGCGATTTGCTTATACGGTTTGTTCTCGGTTTCATTAACCTTCTCAGACAATTTACGTTCGGTCTCCTGCCATGCTTTTGCTTGCGCATCTACCTTACGATTGGTGTCATCCACCTTGCCCTCGATATTACTGACACGCTGTGCAATGAGCTCAACGGAAGTAGCGATTTTATAGATAGCCTTCTGCTCACTCTGGATTTCCTTCAGCTCACCTTCTAAGTTGTCAATTCTGTGTGTATTGGACTTGCATCGCTGCTCAGTCTCAATTAATAGTACGGTCTCTTGCTCGGTCATAAGAGAAACCTCCTCGGATGATTATTTTTCCCCTTCCTTCGGCTCCACTATGGAGGCAATAGCAGAGTTCTGTTTCAACACGTCTTTCATTTCGCTAAGGGCGTCATCAACGTATTTGCTAAAGGTTTCAAATGGCAAGACCTTTGCCAACCAAGGGAAACGCTCGCAGAACTTGTCGTAAACGGATGACAGCTTCAGTTTGCCCGTACCGGAACCGAACTCGCGCTCAGCGCCAAGAACAGCCTGCAGAAGCCATCCACGAATCTGCTCGTACTTCTTGTCGGTGGACAGGTTGCGCCAACGCAGGACAGCCATAACGCCGCCAACGATAAACACAATGCCAGTAACAATTACATACCAATTCTCCACAATAAATTCCATATGCAAACTCCTCTCTAAAAGATAGTGGGGCGGATTTCAGGTGCCGCCCTTCACCTTAGATTGCCGGACTCTCCCAGCTTGGGTCTTCGACGAAGCCTTTTGCCTTTGCGCTTTCGAATGTGATACCACCAGCAGAATGGTCAGATTTACACAGGTTCAAATAAAATGCGCATACCACGCCATGTGCCGACCACGGCAATCCAACCATTGCCCCAATCCACGGCAGCGCTCCGGTATAGTTCCGCTTTACACAATAGAACGCTAAAAGCAACCCACCGACTGTAACAATCCACAGAAGGGAGCGGATATCGTCAATCAGCTTTTTTGAAAAAGCGTCCTGTTTGCTTGTGCGTTTTCTCCTTCGCCTTGCTTGCTGTCTGCTGCCGCTATATGTAGCCATCACGCTTTACCCATCAGTTTTGCAAAACGATAGAACAAAGCAGCAGCCTGTTCACGGGTAAGCTGGTCAGCCCAAGCATAGTTGGGTTCACCATTCACCTCAGTGCCAGTGCCATTGATGAGACCGTTGGAGATAGCCCACTCACGAGCCTCCTTGCTCCAAGTGCCGCAGTCATTGTCCTGCAGCTCTGCACGGTACTCCTTCATCAGTTCCTTGAATGTGTCCAGAGTCATATCTTCATCCTCCTCTTTGCCGTCGCTGATTCTCTTTTTGAACTCTTCCCATTGTGCGTCGCCACTCGTCTTGTAATAGACATTCATGTCGGCGCAACACCACGGTCTCGGACAGAGTTTTCCGGTCACATCATAATGACGGATAACGTGGTCTGCAGGAATGTTGTACTGAGCCATCAGCTTCTTTGTCAACCATACGAGGTTGTCCACAACTTTTGGTTCGAAATACCAATCAGTATCAGAAGCCATAACCCTCTTGCGATTGATTTTGGAAGGGCGTGCTTCAATCCCGATGGAGTTAGAGTTGCGGCACTCAGGGTGCTTGTACTTGTTCGCACCACAGTGCCATGCGATGTCCTTATCGCGGACACAGCGATAGATGGTATCGCCCTCGTCAAGCGCATAATGGGCAGACGCTTGAATACCCGGTGTCTTGAAATATTCAGAGACACTCTTTGCAGTTCCGAGCGCACCGAAATAATGAATGACGATGTACTTCGGAGTCATGTTGCCTGAACGGAAGTTAACCGTTGTCAGGTTGTCTACAATTTTCAACTTGCATCCTCCTTCCTGTTCTGGTGTATTGATTTGGATTTTGCCAGCGAACTTGTCATAATAAGCTTGTCCGTAGCTGGCTCGTTTTTCTTGGACGCTCTGTCCCTGATTGGCAGGACGTTCAAATTGGAGAAGAACAGCATTGGATGCCTCACGGACAGACGGTGCGCTCTTGAGGGTACTCAGCAGCCCAGAATAGCCCACAGACAGCTCTTTAAGCAGGAAGTTGAGCTGGGCATCCATGTCCCCTACGGACGCTCCTGCGGCTTTACAGGAGGCAAGGAGAGCGTCCTTGCGTGACCAGTACGTCCACTGAGCTAATCCGTAACCGGCACTGTCTTTCACAAAGTTGGAATAACTGCCGCTATCGACAGCGGCAGTATATTCTTCATCAGTCATGCCAAGTTTCTTCTCGTATGTATTTTGGAGGTTCTTGGGATTCAGTCCGCTCTCTGCAAAAAGATTCCCCATCAAACCCGCGACGCCGAAATCATTCAGACCAGCAGATTTCAAATAGCGCCAGATTTTTTCGTCGGCGTTCATGCGAACCACCTCCTTGATAAAAGCATTGTTTTATAATCAGACAATCTTGTAATGCGGCTTCTCTTCGCCGAAAAACCAATAACGAAGATAATCGTCAAACACGATTGCCACGACAGATAAGCCAACCCACGCAAAATAGAACGGTAGACAGACTTGCCCCAAAATGTTAAGAGGGAGTCCAGAATAATCCCAGACACCCAGCTTCAACCATATATTCACGATAACGCCGGTGATAAACTCAAGGCAGGTCACCATTGTTCCGCCGATTAAGGCTTGCCACACGATTCCTAATTCCCACGGGAAGAGCTCGTTGATTAAACCAATAGAAACAAAGCACAGTCCACCGAGAATAAACATGGATGGATGACTGTGCCCACGCCAAAGCATCTCAATGCCGACATAGATTGCACCGCCGATAACGGCAAGCACAAGCAGTTTGAGACATACCTTCAGCCGCTTCATATTAGTTGCCCAGCTTTTCTGTGATAGCGTTCATCTGAGCCTGTGCAACAGCAAGCTTTGCGTTCATCTCAGACAGGTACGGTTCTGGCAGCGTCATGCCGTATGTAACAACAGAGATTTCTTCAGCACCTTCCAGTGACTGTACGTACGCTTTCAAAGCATTGTGATAAGTTGTCTGAGTGGTAATAAGAGTTTGCGCCGCAATATAGATTTTGGCAATCTCAGCGGCTGTGTAGATACGGCAGACACCACCGTCTGATTGATATGGGAACTCTGTGCCGCCAAGCTCAACAACGCGGAACAGGTTCGCAATATTTGCTTGGTCTTCGATGCTGAGATTAAAATGAACGGCACCCTGTGTCAGCTCCAAATCAATGCCCGCAACGATGATGGCGTTACAGCTCTTAGAAATTTCTGCAATCTTTGCAGCTTTGATAATGGCAAGAGAGTTGTCCTCTCCGACAATTTCGATTACGTCTTCCATCGTGACCCAGCCGCGTTCGACAGCCTTCAAAAGACCATTCATGTCGATAGCACCGGACTGGTACATGGCTTTCAGTTTTTCTTTCATCGATTACACCTCCAGCGCGGAAAGAATCAATTCGTCAACGAGGTCACGCTGATGGGCAACCAAAGAGCCGCCGTCACATTTGGCAACGACTACAGTGCCAGCACCCTCAATTTCGTCGTGACCAACCAGATTATACGGTTCGCTGTTGAATGCTACGCCAATCGCTTCGTCAACAGAGCATGGCGTAAAACTGCCGCTGTTGCCAATTTTGATATACAGAACAGAGTCGGTCATACCAAGCTCGGTTCCGTCCAGTGTGATAATTCGATACATTTAAGCAACCTCCTTTGCTCCTACCAACTTTGCGATGTGTCGGAGCGTATCAATATCGGCATTGAAGAAATCATGGTTCCACAGCCAGAAATCTGTGTACTCGATACGCTTGTACGGCTGACAAGCAGGGTCAATCCAAACCTTGTCCCACCGGTTCTGATAGTTCGCATCGCGTTTTGCGAGCGTCTTTTGAATGGCTTGTGTCAGCTTTCCACGAAGCATACCTGCGCCGTCATCGTCGCGAGCAAAGAACTGGTGTGCGTTCTCGCTCTTTGCCATACAGAGCAGCTTGCCGTCATGGAAGATATACCCATTACTTTCTTCACATACAGTCATAGCGGGAAGATTAACCTCGCCGCAAATTGCTTTGTCCTTGAAACGTCTATGCACAACGTATTTCATCCTTTTGTCCTCTTTCTCTAAAGTTTTCAATTCGCTCCGGCGAGAAGCCGAAAATCGAATAAAAGAGCCTACGCAGCCGAAGCACACGATTGTGGTCGTCGTAGGACTCAAAGTATGCGAGCATTCCGTTTACGGAAGTCCAGAGGTCGTCGTATGACATCTCTCCATTCTGGATTTTTGTGCGGAATGCTTTTATTTTTCTTCGTGCCCGCTTTACTCCATTGAGCAAATCAAAGAGATGGTCAACGGTTCTGCTTATGATTTCCTTAGAACAAACGAGCACCTCGGGCGCAAGATTATCTTTCTTACGCTTGGTGGCAGCTATTCCTATGGAACGAACGTCGAAACATCCGATGTTGATGTAAGAGGGTGTGCGTTGAACAGTGAATCAGATTTGCTTGGTCTGACGAGCTTTGAGCAGGTCGTTAATACACAAACGGATACGACAATCTATGCTTTTAATAAGCTGGTGAGCCTGCTCCTAAATTGTAATCCAAATACGATTGAAATGCTTGGGTGTAAGCCAGAGCACTATTTCTATATCTCAGACATTGGTAGAGAAATGATTGCCAACAGAAAAATGTTTCTGTCCAAACGAGCAGTCCATTCTTTTGGAGGTTATGCGAATCAGCAGCTCCGGCGCTTGGAGAATGCTCTTGCGCGAGATAGGCTGTCACAGGCAAGAAGAGAGGAACATATCCTCAACTCTATGAAAGGCGCCGTTAAATCATTTGAGAGTCGATGGGAAAACATCTGATGAGGATGCCGAAGTAGAAGTAGAAGATGTACCAGCTACCAAGTTGGACGAAGCAGCTTCCAAACAGAGTATGGATATGAAGCGCTTTTCATTGTGCTTTAACGGGAGAATTGATGTCAACATGATTGCGAATTCTTTGCTACATATCTTGGGCGACAATGCAGTTGGAGAGGTTGAAATTGTGTGCAACCTTGGTTGATTTGCCTTGATAATCTGTATCTTTGTGATAGAATTGAATTGAAGGAGTGGTCAAATGGATAACGGCTTTGACTTGAAGTTTATGTCAGACGAGGAGCTGCGAAACGCAATGGATGAGTTCATCGATAGCGTTAAGGACGATGTCGCAGCAGATGAAGAAAAGACAACGGTTTTGAATCCGATGAAGCTGCAGCAGATGCAGTTTGCTCATGCGGCACTAAAATACATTACAAGGGATTCTGACGTTGAAGTTTCCTACAAATTAAATACACCGTTCAAAACGATGGGGAGCATCAGTGTCGAGGGAGAGACGCTGGCTTTTGACAAACCGGAGTGGTTTGCGAGAGTAGCAGAGTTTGCAAACAACATGGAGGTCTATCCATTGGTTAAGAACCGAGTCCGTTTGACATTTACATTCCACGGTCTCACTAAACCGATTGAATAAGAGGAGGCTGGAATGGAGTACACAACTTGCAAAGACTCCGTTATGGAGTTGATTAGCGATGGTTCTAAGGTCTTTGGACGCGACTATAAGATTTCAGAAGAAATGCTTTCTAAAATCGATGAGATTTGTGATGGCGTGGATGAGTTGGTATCTGAAATTGAATGCGAAAGTGTCCATGCAGATATTGAAGAAAAAACAAAGACACTCCGTATTGTCATTGTGTGTGATGAGCTTGAGCTTCACGGGGGAAGAACCAACGGGTTCTTCAAGCTAATTACGAAACTGAACTCTTTTAGCTTTTCAAAGCAGGGTCGAGAGTTCATCAAAATTGAGTTGAACATTTCGAATGTATGGGAGCGTATGAGTGAATGAGAAAAGAAGAGGGCGGCTAAGAGACGCCTTGAAAATGCTGAGCAATGCTGCATCCATTGTGGAAACAGTCTGCGACAGTGAGCAAGACTGTATGGATAACTATCCTGAAAACTTGCAAGGAACAGAGAAGTTTGAGCGTATGGAAGATGCGGTTGATAGTCTCAGTGATGCGCTCGAAAAGATTGATGATGCGAAAGGACATATCCAGTCTGCGTTAGGCTGATGTAGTGGTGGCTTTATGGAACTTGTGATTGCTGTGATTCTCGGAGTTATCTTGCTCATTAAATTTGGGTCAGATAAAAACGCAGTGAGGAACACTCGAAAGGCGTATGACAAGAAACAGCAGGTAATTTCGGAGTGGAAAAGTGTAGTGACAGACCGCAGCCTTGAGCAGCGACTGAAAAGCTTTATCCATAATCCAGACAATAAAGAACAAGTTTCTGAGGAAGTTGCTCCTGTATATGAGGGTATCTTTGCCGGTAAGCAACTCTGCGAGTTGTTTCCAAAAGAACGTTGGTGCAAACCAAAAGCAGGATGGACGCCAGAGTATCACGAGCAAGTCCAGCGAGAAGTATGTATGAAGAACTCAGAAAACGCGCTTAGAATTATGATGGCAAAACGCGGGAAGATTTTGGACTATGATGCAGACAGAAGCGCATCGTATAGCCCCAGTGTAATATCAAGTGGTATCTCAGCAGACTCTCCATTGACGGCGTATGTTCTTATCTGGTGTGCAAAAGCCATAAAGGAGCATGGGGTGCCAAATGAGTTTATTGTTCCATCAATCGGTAAATATGGAGCAGGTAATATCCATTGGGAATTATAAAAAAGTAGGGCGTGAGCCCTACTTTTTCAGTCCTCAAACAAATAATCTGGAAGGTCAATTTTTTCTTTCAGCAGCACCTTACCGCAGGCTTTTACAGAACGTCCGCTGTCGGCTGAGACGAAGATGTTTGTATGGCGAAGCTCTGGGTTTGCAGAAACCAAAACCAGATTGTTATTATCATCAAGATAGTATTGCTTACAATACATTGCTCCATCGACACAGAAGATGCCAACATCTCCAACTGAAAGCTCTGCGTCTTTTTTTACATATACCATATCACCATCATGTATATATGGGTACATACTGTTACCTTGGATATAAACAGCGTAGTCTGCTTCCTCTGGTACGGAGCTATCAACAAGAATCATCTCGAAGTCAGCCCCGTCGAGAGGTACAGAGCTACCGGCAGCAGATGGAGTAGTATAGCGTGGAATGAATCGCTCGCTGTTGACCTGCTGAAAATCTATGACCTTTGGAACGACACGAATTGTTTTAGCGGCATCGACCCTTTCCTTCTCAAGTACACAGATTGCGTCAACTGCTTTTTTGCCATAGTTGTCAAGAGCTTGATAGCTGGACAAAAGTTTTTTTTCGGCAGAAGTGAGAACCAAAGCGTAGTTTGGTGCGTTCTCCAAATGGAAGTCCAGTAGCGTGTCTATCGATATATTGAGAGCCCGCCCGAGAGAAAGCAACGCATCCATTGCGGGTTTCTTAGCGTTGCGTTCCCAAGCACGGATTGTAACTGTGGAAACACCTACTGCGTCTCCAAGATTTTGCTGTGTGAGGTTCCGTTCTGCACGAAGGCTCTTTAGCCTCTGCCCGAAGTCCATGTTAAAGTCCTCCAAAAAAATAGCCCAAGTTTTGATGTTGACAGACCACTGTGTTTGTGGTAGCATAAAACCGCAACAACTGTTTCTATTGACAGATTAACACAAACAACTGTTTCTGTCAATAATTAAAAAGGTAGCTCGTCTATATTGGCGAGCTACCACAAAACGCACACTGCCATGAACACCAACGTAATAACAGCGTGCAACGACCCGTTAACGACAGGTCGAAGTCATCGTTGACACCACTCAGCAATGACTCACTTGTAGTATAACACGGGATTTCTCGTAAATCAATGGAGGTTTTTACTACAGGATGAAGAAGATAGTCTCAGTCAAGGAACTTAAAGAGTATTGTGAAAACCATAAGCCTCAGCAGATTTCCTTTTACACAGAGAACCAGAGTTGGTATTGCGTCTCAGACCCATGCAAATTCAAGTTATCATTCCCGGTTATGTTGATATGCGAGAACCCCAATATGATTTGCTTGAAATCTGGAGCAAATACCTTATGTTTTGACCGAGTACGTTGTGTCGAGATAGACACTGAAATGACCGTGATTGGAACTGTTTTCACAGTTTTTTGTGGAGGTAGAAACGACAAAGAACAAGAAATCACCTATACCCTGTTAGCCGGTTAAATATTTTTCGATGTTGTCTATATAATTGACTTGACTATGCCATATTGGGCGTGCTATACTCCAACCATCAACATAATTGTATTTAAGGGGTTTAGCGCATTGGGTTTTCAGAATCATAAAGAACGGGTTCCACAGATTGGTGAAGTGTATTTGATGAAGTTCGGTGGCAGTGGCAGCGAGCAGAGTGGTTGGCGTCCGGGCGTCGTCTTCCAGAACAACATGGGGAATGCATACAGCCCCAACATCATCGCACTCCCACTTACCAGTTCGCTCAAAAAGACGAACCAACCTACACACGTTATCATCAAAGCAGCAGATAGTGGGCTTCGCAGAGACAGCATGGTTCTTTGCGAAAACCCAGAGCGTATGTCTAAAGAACGCCTCGGGCAGTACATCACTACGTTGTCAGAGGAGCACATGAAGCAAGTTGCCGAAGCAAACTTGCTGGCGACGGGTGCAATCGCCTATCTGGACATCGAAGCGCTGCTTGCTGTGTGGAAGAAAGCCGCAGCCCTAAACGCTGTTGTACCAGCATAATGCTACATACTAAGTAGGAGGCTCGCTATGTACAATGCGGAGTTAAAGTCAAGATTCGTTAAGGACTATACCAAGAGTATCAACACGGCTAACGTTGCCACAACTGTTTTCGAAGCGTTTGAACCGTATGAAACTTCGTGGAATGCAGACCTCTGTACAAGAGACAGAGAAGAACTGCAGCCAGCTATCGATGAGATACTTGCACTGCGCTCCAGAAGCCAGTGGATGTCTCTCACGATATTAAAAGAGTATGTAAAATGGTGTATTGCCATGAAGGTTCCAGACGCTTGCGATGGGATGCTTAATATTGAGGCAGCGGGGTTAGCAAAAGTTAGGCGGCAGATGGTCTCAAGTCCACTCCATCTTCAACGTATTCTTGATGAGGTCTTTGACAAAGAGAGCGAAGAGACAATCGATGTCACCTACCGTTGTTATTATTGGATGGCTTTTGGTGGCATCAAAGAAGATGATACACTTCTCGTAAGAGCGTCTGATATTGACTTCGCCAACATGGAAATTGTCTATCAAGATACGCACGTCCCGCTTTATCGTGAAGCACTGCCAGCGTTCCATAAAGCAGCAGAACTCAATAGCTTCTGCTACAAGAATCCCAATTACTCTCGAACGATTACACGAGATAGAGTTTCTGGCGATACTTTGATGCGTGGTATTCGCGCAGTAAAAAAGACCGCGACACTTCGTTCAATTTTATCTAAGAAATCAGCAAAAGCCATTGAAGATGGACTCACCCAGCAACAACTTAGTTTCTACAGAGTATGGATGTCAGGGTTATTCTACAGAATGTACGATAGAGAACGAGCCGGTATTCCGGTCGATTTCTCAGAAGCAGCAACAGACTTTGTCGCTGACAGAACTTATGTACTCAACGGAAGAATCAAGTTGGAGCACAAGCAGAACCGCATAGAAAAAAATTATATGGAAGATTATCAGCGTTGGAAGCTGGCGTTTTCAATCTAACGAAGCGAATGAAGAGATTCCCACAGAAGTGGGTTTCTCTTTTACATATATCAACATAATTAAATAACATACATCGCCGAACGGCTTAGGTATAAATCTGGAAAGAAAGGAGAAAGTGTATGGCTTTCAAGAAGACAAAGCAAGAGGCATTGGACTTGCTGCAGGAAAAGGAAAAGCGTCTGGCTGAATTGACAGAAGAGTCCGCATATGCGGTTCAGATGGTTCAGAACACCATTGATAATCTGCAAGCGGTCAACAGTGACATCCAGACCACGATGGATGAAATCGATACATATATGCAGCGGTTGAATGATACTCGCAGCAGCCTCAGCACCACTCACGACAAGAATGAAAAAATCATGCAGAACTTCGCCAAGCTGTTGTGCGTTGATTAAGGAGGAGATTCATTGAGCGAATTAAAGGAAAGATTCCTCGCGGTCTACAAGGAAACAGTTACGCGAGAGGGTTCGGATTCTTTACTGGACTGGCTCGAACATTCTGATTTCTTCGTGGCACCGGCTTCGACAAGGTATCATGGATGCTATGAGGGTGGGCTTTTGCAACACTCTCTTAATGTTTATGATTGTTTGAAAATCGGAATCGAGGCAGCCGGACTACAAGGCACCTATAGCGAGGAAACAATCGCAATTGTTTCTTTGATGCACGACCTTTGTAAAGTCAACTACTACAAAAAGGGCTTTCGGAATGTCAAAGATGAAGAGACTGGGCAGTGGTATAAAAAAGAGGTTTATGAGGTTGATGAAAAATTTCCCTGTGGAGAACACGCAGATAAGTCTATTATCATCCTTCAGAATTTCATTCGCCTTGAGCCAGAAGAAATCTTGGCAATTCGTGCCCACATGGGCGGTTGGGACACCGCAGTAAAAGGTGGTAACGCTTTCATCGGTAAGATTTTTGAGCGTAGCAAACTGGCTCTCCTGTTGCATCTTGCCGACATGGGAGCGACATATTTAATGGAGGGGTGAAATGGCAGAACAGATGAACATTTATCAGAAACTTGCCAGAATCAGAAAGCAAGTGGAGGTCATCCAGAAGAACAAGAGTGGCTACGGTTACAAGTATGTTTCCGAGGATGAGATTCTCGCAAAAATCTCGGTATTTATGGACAAGTATGGTCTGTCTCTGATTCCGAATATCAAGCAGGGCAGCACAATTGTGTCCCCATATACATACAAAAAGACCAAGACTACCGGCAAGGGTGATATCTATGAAGAAAACAACAACGAGGTCTTGGTTAGCGCAGATATGATGTGGTCTTGGGTTGATAACGACAACCCGGAAGAGCGTATCGATGTTGAGTGGGCGCTTGTTGGGCAACAGGGAGATGCTTCTCAGGCATTTGGCTCTGGTTTGACATATTCGAATCGTTATTTCCTGCTCAAGTTCTTCAATATTGCTACACCTGATGCAGACCCTGATGCATTCCGTAGCAAACAGAGAGCGGCGGAAACAGCAGAGGACAAAATGATTGCCGAGCAAATCATTCAGAGTTTTGATGAGACACTGAAAGAGTATCTCAGTGTGCATAAGGATAAAACAGACGATGTTAAAAAGTTTGTATCCAAGTACGCAAAGGGCGGCAACTACTTTGCAATTACAGAGTCCGTGTTGGCAGGAAAACTTCTGTCGGATTTCAAGGAAACGTTTAAGATTGAGGAGTGATACACTATGGGTTTTCGTACAGGTGCCTATGCAAAAATTTGGGAAGTAACTCCCATGAGCGACACGAGCACAAAGGTTCGGTTGTCGGTCAGCAGAAAGAACAAGCAGACCAATGAGTACGAGCAAGACTTTTCTGGTTTTGTTCTTGCCATTGGGACTGCGGCGGCAAAGAAAGCTGCTTGTCTGAAAGAGGGCGAGCGCATTAAGCTTGGAGACGTTGATGTCACGACAAAGTACGACAAGGAGAAAAAGGTGACGTACACCAACTTCAAGATGTTCTCCTTTGAAGTTGAGGGCGACGAGAGTAGCTCTCAAACCACAGACCCTCAGCCTACGGTTGATGATGGCGAAATTGATGACAGCCGGTTGCCATTCTAAGGTAATCGCCTATGGGAGAAGTAAACTACGCACCACTCATTGATGACATGGTGTGGAGCTACTCACGAATAAAGGCTTTTGAGGATTGCCCGTATAGGTGGTACTTGAAGTACATAAAGAAGTTTCATGGTAAGGATATGTTCTTTTCAAGCTATGGTACTTTTATGCACAAGCTTATTGAGTTGTATCACAAAGGTGAAAAAACGCCAAGGCAGATTGTCGATATGTACTTGCAAGACTTCAAAACTGAAGTTGTGGGACGTGCTCCAAACAGGAAGGTGTTCAGTAGTTACTTTACTGGCGGCTTGCAATATCTTAAAGCACTTCAGCCATTCCCGTATGGCATGGTTGGTGTCGAAAAGAAAGTTGACTTCGTAGTAAACGGTATCCCGTTTGTTGGTTACATAGACTTCCTTGGGGAAAAAGATGGTGACCTATATGTCGTAGACAACAAGTCGAGGATTTTGAAACCACGAAGCAGCAGAGCAAAACCAACTAAGGCTGACGAAGAGTTGGATGCTTATTTAAGACAGCTTTATATCTACTCTGCGGCAGTTGAAGAAGAATATGGTAAGACGCCAAAGAATCTTTGCTTCAACTGCTTTAGAGATAAGCTGTTTATCATAGAGCCATTTAAGGAACAGGCATACGCCGAATCTAAAGAATGGCTTGCAAAGAGCATCGGAAAGATTCGTGAGGAATCAGATTTCAAACCATCAGTAGAGTTTTTCAAATGCACACACCTGTGTGAAATGCAGGATATGTGTGAGTATTACGAGTTGATGAGAAAGAGGTGATGAATTATTAGGGCAAGTGAAGACATGGCAAGGGTTGAGAGCGAAGCTGGCATTATCGCTACGCTGATTCATCACCCGGAGTTCTCATATTACTCAGAGCAACTGTTGCCAAACCATTTCACTAACGAGGAGAACCGCTATATCTATCAGGCAATTTGTTCTCTTGCACGAGACGGGATTACGACGATTGACCCGTATAACATTATCCAAGCGCTGTCTGCGAAAGAAGCGACAAGGCGTTTTGCAGATGAGCTCAGTATCGACCAGCTCTATACATTGATGGACAACAGTGACAGCATTGCTCGAAATACTGTTGAAGAGTACAAGTTGCTTGTCAACAATGTTATGGATGCGGCTTTTAGGCGGGATACTTTTCAGCAACTCAAAGAGTGCCAGAAGCTTTGCACTCAGCCGTCCGAAGAAAACATCGAACAGAAAATCTACAAGATGCTGGATGATGTGATGATGGAGTTCTCAGCAACAAACGAAGTCCCACCATACAAAGATGTCGTAGATAAATGCTGGGAAGAAATCAAAGGTAGGCAAGGCGCTGGATACGCAGGTATTCCCTTTAAGTTTCCTGCATTGAACGATTATGCGACCATTGAGCGTGGAGAGCTGTTCATCTTTGGCGCAGAGCAAAAGCAGGGCAAGAGTATGATGCTTTTGAATTGTGCAGTTGACTTGCTGAAGCAGGATTACGCAGTCCTCTATCTGGACAGTGAGCTAAATACGCGACTGTTTACATCAAGAATCTTGGCACACCTATCTGGTATTGAGTACAAGCGATTGACATCTGGCAATTATAGCGACGAAGAGGAAAAGCGTATTCTGGATGCAAAGGAATGGTTAAAAACGCGCAAGTTCACCCATATCTATATCCCAATGTTTGACCAACAGAGTATTTTTACGGCTGTGAATAAGGTGAAACATACGCAAGGGCTTGATGTTCTTATTGTTGATTACTTCAAGGGTAAAGGCGAGGGCGATGCGTTTGACAGCTATCAAGAGCTTGGCAGATTTGTAGATATGGTGAAGAATCAGATTTGCGGTGAGATGAATATTGCTGGTATTGGCGCCGCTCAAGCAACCATTACCGGTAAGCTTGCCGATAGTGCAAAGATTGCTCGTAACGCATCAACCATTGCAATGATTTCCGATAAAACCCCAGAGGAAATCGAAGCTGATGGTGCCGAGTGCGGCAACAAAAAACTCCGTGTAACTGTAAACCGTAATGGTATGCAGATGACGCAGGACGAATACATAGATTTGCTGTTCGATGGAAATCACATCCTCTATGAACAGGCAAAACAGCATATTCCACAGACACCTTTTTAACCTATCAACACAATTAAATAAAATACGGAAGGAGGAGTGGGGGTGGAGCTATCTGAGCTGATTGAATCAGTCGATATCCTTGAATATATCTCGCAATATACAGAGTTCACAGAAAAGAACGGAGAATATTGGGCATTGTCGCCATTCAAAGATGAGAAAACCCCCTCCTTCTCCGTTCGTAAGGAAACAAACTCATTCTACGACTTTTCATCGGGTATCGGCGGTAACGTACTGACATTCATTCGGTATTACGACAAGTGTGGTTATGCTGAAGCTATCGAAAAACTGAAAAATTACAGCGGAGTCGATGGTAATGTGGTCGCCAGAAAGAAATTGGCGACAGTTGAGGTCGCCAAGAGGTTTATGCCGCCGAAAAAAGTGCAGAAGCAGTCAAAATCAACTGTGCTTCCAGACGATTATATGGAACGGTATGAAAAAAGACCGGACAAATTAGCTGTTTGGGAGCGCGAGGGTATATCCAAAGGTTCACTCGACAAGTTTGGCGTGTACTACGACAGCTTTTCGGATAGATTGGTCTATCCAATACGGAATCCAGATGGAAAAATCGTAAATGTAGGTGGTAGAACGCTTGACCCGGCATGGAAAGAAAAAGGTTTGCGTAAATACACCTACTTTATGGCGTGGGGTGAGCTGAAAACTATTTATGGTCTTGCAGAAAACATGGAGGGCATCAGGGAAAAGGGAGAAATCATTCTTTTCGAAGGATGTAAGTCAGTTTTACTTGCAGATACATATGGGATACAAAACACTGGTGCGATTTTGACATCGCATCTTAATCCGAATCAGATGAAACTGCTGGTCTCCCTTGGGTGCAGGGTCGTTTTCGCCCTTGACAAGGATGTTTGCATCAGGGACGACCACAATATCAAGCGGTTAAAGCAGTTTGTCAACGTTGAATACATTTGGGACAAGGAAGATTTGCTTGGCGATAAGGACAGTCCTGTCGATAGAGGTCAAGACACTTGGAAAAAACTCTACGACGGGAGGCTGTCATGGCGATGAGCAATCAATACACCCTATACCACTTGCATAGTGACCTTTCAAACGGTGTTACCAACATTGACTCCGTTACAAAGTACGGCGAATACATAGAGCGTGCCAAAGAGTGCGGCATGAAAGCAATGGCGTTTACGGAGCATGGCTCTGTTTTTGAGTGGTGGCACAAGAAAAGTGCTATCGAAGCTGCTGGAATGAAGTATATCCACGGCATCGAGGCATATCTTACGCTTAACATCGACGAAAAAATCAGAGACAACTACCACTGTGTCTTGCTTGCGAAGAACTACGACGGGTTCTTAGAACTCAACAGCCTTGTGTCTAAGAGTTTCTGCAGAACCGACAACCACTTTTACTACGTCCCACGAATCACGTTCAACGAATTGTTTGCGACATCTGACAACATTATCATCACTACGGCTTGCGTCGGTGGCGTTCTCGGAAAAGGTGACGAACAGGTTCAGCAGTATTATCTGGATTTTCTTGAACGAAATAAGCACCGCTGTTTCTTAGAAGTCGGTCACCACATGGATGAGAAGCAGGTCGCCTACAACGAAAAACTGTTATTGCTTAGCAAGAGTACCGGTGTCCCTTTGATTGCAGGAACTGATACGCACGTCCTCAATGCAGAGCATGAAAAAGGAAGAAGTATCTTACAGGCATCTAAAAACATTACGTTTGATGGCGAAGAACGTTGGGACTTAAAGTTTAAGACTTATGACGAGTTAGTTGCTGCATATAGAGAGCAAGGGTCGCTTCCAGAAGCAGAATATCCTTGATGAAAAGTGTTCTGGCGGCAGCATCGCGCACATCAATTTGGAATCCAACTTCCCGAATACGGAAACAGCGTGGAAGATGCTGAACAAGATTGCTCAAGCTGGCGTGATTTACTTTGCGTTCAACACCCGTATCAACGAGTGCAAGAACCATCACGGCTTTGTTGGCACTGACCATTGCCCAGTATGCGGTGAGCCTGTCTTTGATACATACCAGCGCATTGTTGGGTATCTCGTCCCATCAAGGGCTTACTCCAAAGACCGTTTCCGTGAGTTTAACACAAGACAGTGGTACAGCTATGCGGAGGCTATGAGCGAATGAGAGTAAAGACAATTGTGGATGAAGACTTCACTAATTATAAAAAGCCAGCGATGTTCATTGGAACGATTTCTTGTGGCGGTAAATGCTGTATTGAAGCAGGTATCCCGTTGTCGGTCTGTCAAAATGATGGGTGGCGTGCAAGCGCCCCCATCAGTATTGACGACGAACAACTGTGCCTCCGGTATCTGAATAATCCGCTTACGGAATCAATCGTGTTTGGTGGGCTTGAACCGCTTGAACAATTTGATGAGCTGTGTTCGTTTCTTGAGGTTCTTCGCGGTCAATTCCAGTGCAAAGACGACGTTGTCATTTATACTGGTTACTACTTTGAAGAAGTCCCTGAATGGATTCAACAGCTTGCCACTTATGGAAATGTGATTGTGAAGTTCGGACGATACATCCCAAACCAAAAGCACATATTTGATGAAGTGCTTGGCGTCGAACTCGCTTCTGATAATCAATACGCAGAGCGGTTCGACAGTTAAACATATTGGAGAAGACATCAATGAAAATCAACATCAATCCAGACAAAGAGTTCGTTAACGATATGCGCAAAGCGCTGAAAGACAATAATGGCTTCTGCCCATGCTCCCTCGAAAAGAACGAGGATACAAAGTGTATGTGTAAGGAATTCAGAGAGATGGCAAGTGGAACCTGCCACTGCGGTCTCTATACAAAAACAGAGTAAAACGTCCAAACGAAAATAAGGAGGACATATGATTAAACGCACAATCAAAGAAACTGTCCGCGAGTACGATGCGGACGGAAAAGTCGTGAGAGAAACGGTCACTGAAACGACCGAGGATGACGACACCATGTATTTTCCACCATTCCAAACCTACCAAGAAACGGTTAAGCCTTGGTGGGGTGAGCCGTCTTGTACTTGCAAAACAAATAGCTAAGGAGGACACAATGCAGAGAGTTGGAGAATTTGAAAAGGTCAGCTTTGAACAGTTCCGTGACGCGATGAAAGATGAATTCTATAGGGGGCAGGAATTGCCGCCTGCCATCGAAGATGACCTTAAAAAGATGTGGGAGGAAATTGCACTCCCCAGCAGAGCAACGACTGGCTCCGCCGGTTATGACTTTAAGGCACCATTTACATTTGAGATGCGCCCCGGCGAAACAATGAAGATTCCCACCGGTATCAGAGTGAAGATTGACGAGGGCTGGTGGCTCGGTTGCCTGCCGCGTAGTGGTCTGGGCTTCAAGTTCCGTATGCAGTTTGACAATACGATGGGCGTTATCGACAGCGATTATTACTTCTCCGACAACGAGGGGCACATCTTCGCCAAGATTACAAACGACAGCAAGAGTCAAAAGATTGTGCACGTTGAAGCCGGTAACGGCTTTATGCAGGCAATCTTCATTCCGTATGGGATTACATACTCCGATGATGCAACCGGCGTCAGAAACGGCGGTATGGGCTCCACGGACAGCAAGGCGTAAGAGGAATCACACATGAAAGACTCATCTTCGAAAGGTCTTGGATTGTGCGATGTACTCGCCGTAGTTTTTATCGTTCTAAAGCTGATTGGCGTGATTGACTGGAGCTGGTGGTGGGCACTTGCGCCTGTCTGGATTCCGGTTATTATCGTAGTCATTGCTTACATAGTAATCAGTATCGTTGATTAGGTTCCTTATTACTCAAGAGGTAGACATGGGGCTGGCTTCACTGCCAGCCCTTTCTTTTTTACATACGCGCAGCGCACGAGGAGGCGAGATTATTAACACCCTGCAAATCCCATTTTGGGAAAGGTACACACTGACAATTCAGGAGGCATCACAATACTTCCGCATCGGAGAAACTAAGCTGCGTAAGATTGTCAGCGAAAATAAAGACGCTGATTTTATTCTTTGGAATGGCACACGCCCACAGATTAAACGTACAAAATTCGAGCGATTTGTTGACCAACTCAACCTTATATGACATCTAACTTGAAAGTGAATCCAGACTATGGTATATTGAGAATGCCATGTTGATATTCATTTTCAGACAAAAGGAGTAGCCATGCCTGAAAAAAGAAAAGACAACAAAGGCAGAGTTCTGAGAGAAGGTGAGGTGCAGAGAAGCGACGGGAAGTATATGTACCGCTATACTGATTCTGGTGGAGTACGCCGAGCGATTTATAGCTGGAAGCTTGTAGAGTCAGATAAAGCGCCTGATGGTAAGCGTAGCACAGAACCATTAAGGACTCAGATAAAACGAATCCAAAGGGATATTGATGACGGCATCAGCTCCCATACGGCGTACAGGATGACGCTGAACAGCTTTTATGACGCCTACATTGAAACTAAGTACGAGCTTAAAGCATCTACAAGAACCAACTATAAGTATATGTACAGGAAGTATGTACAGGACGAAATAGGCGCGAAGAACATTGTCGACATCAAGTATAGCGATATCAAGCGGTTCTACATCCACCTCATTAAAGATATTGGATTTAAGCCAAACAGTATGGAGATAATTCATACGATTCTTCATCCGGTCTTTAATGTAGCAGTGAGGGATGGGTTCATAAGAACAAATCCTACCGACGGTGTGATTGCAGAAATCAAGAAGAGCCATAACTGGGAGAAACCAAAGCGTCATGCGTTGACAGAGACACAGCAAAATAGGTTCCTCGATTTTGTTTCCAGTTCGAAAACGTACAAACACTGGATGCCGCTGTTTACGGTCATGCTTGGGACAGGCGCACGCATCGGAGAAATCCTCGGATTGAGATGGGAAGATTGCGACTTCACGCAGAATATTATTGACATTAACCATAATTTGATATATCGTCAACAAGAAAGCGGGAAGATGGAGCTCCACATCACTACTCCGAAGACACGGGCTGGCACGCGAATCATTCCAATGTTTTCTGACGTGCGAGCAGCTTTACTCCAGATTCGATTGAAACATATGGAGGAAGGCTTCAACGAGTGCGAGGTTGATGGATACACGAACTTCATTTTTAAGAACCGGTTCGGAGAGATGCTAAATCCACACGTCATCAATAGAGCGCTTGAGAGAATTATTCGTGACTGCAATGCCGAGGAAACAGAGCGTGCAGAGCAAGAACACCGAGAACCAGTTTTACTTCCACACTTCAGCGCACACAATCTCAGACACACATTCTGTACTCGCCTTTGCGAGAACGAAACAAACCTAAAGGTAATCCAAGAGATTATGGGACATCGAAACATCGAGACAACGATGGATGTCTACAACGAAGCGACCAAGGAAAAGAAGATGTCCAGCTTCGCAAATCTTGAAGGAAAAATCAGAGTGTCCTAAGCTGGGTTTGACACCAGTTTTGACACCAATTGACCGAAAAGTTATAAGAATTTATGGGAACTTACGTTATCGCAAAAGTCCTCAAAACGTTGTGACACAAGGGTTATAAGAACTTATGAGAAGTTACGATGATACCGAGATAATATTCCCCACGATGAAGCCGCTGGACTCCGACAAGAAGGCTGAAAAGGCCGTTTCCGCGCCTGTCGCGGCTCCCGTGCA